TATCGTCACGCATCTCTGCTATATCTTCTGAAGTTTGTATTCTTTCTCTATCTACATTAATTCTTCTTTGTGCATCTTGTGCCTTACGTCTTTCTTGAGTAATAAACTGTTGTTGCTCTATCGCTAGTTCTTGACCTTTGAGTGCAAGTTCTTGTTTTCTAATCGCTACTAATGGGTCTTCATCCTCTGGTGATGAAATCCTAGCCGTATAGTCAGCAATTAACTCTGCCATAATGGGAGCTGAGAACTGAGATAAAATATTATTTGCTTCCTGTAATAACTGACCTTGCTCTACTGGACTTACCTGTTGAGCTTGTTGTTGTATCTGTTGATACTGTTGGATAACCTCTGGTGGCATTTGCTGTTGAGCTAGTATGTCAGCCTTCATCTGTAGGTGTTCCATAATATGTGAATGAATCAAAGCCTGCACTTGAGCATTCATTTGCACAGGCGGAGTATTTAATAAACTCATGTGAGTTGCTATATGAGCATCATGGTTTTGCTCTGGAAATGCCTTAGCAGGATTACCTAGTAACAATTGATTATTTTCAAAACCAGCTTCAATAGGCTTAGGCTCTGTTTGTGGAGGTGGTGCTAGTATTTGATCTACATTATCAACACCTATTGCTGAGTACATACGCTTGTAAGACTCGTAAACCCCTGAAGCACCGTGTACTTCTGGATTAGATTGTACTAACTGCATCATTTCTTGGGCCATAGCTATACGTTGCGACTGACTAAATATATCAGGGTTAGATACAGGAAATACATCAACCCTATCATCAAAGTCTGTAAGCTTGATAGTATTGTTAGCATTAGCTACGTTGTAAGGATATTCTTCGGGTAAGTATTCTTTGAATACATTTGAGAGAATTCTAAACTCTTTCTTTTGTGAATTGTGCAGTCTTTTATGTATTGCTGACAATACTTTGGTGGATCTTTCTAATAGGGCTAGTGTAGTGCCTACAGGTGCATTAGGATTACCTTGGCCTACGTTTATCTCAGCTATAGATGCAAATCTTTGTCCTGCGTTGACTAATATACCTAAAAGGTTTAATAAAGTACCGCTTGGCTCTTTGAAAGGTAGTGGCTGTATAGATTCTCTAAGTGATCCACCTGGAGCATCAACATCTCTGAACTCGCCTGGTTGGATTGGTGTATCTTCGTCTCTAATTCTTATACCACGGGTTTTAAAACCAGCAGGCAGGTTAGCAAGGGTACCAGCGTCAATAAGTTGTCTTAAAATAGAGGTAGAGGCCTTAGATAGGCCGCCAATCATGTGTGTAAGACCAAAACCATAGAATCCTAGGCCAGGAAGGAACTTAAAGTGAACAAAATACTCTATTTTCTTACGTAAAGGGTCGTTTTCCTCGTAATTACGGTAAATACTAAGAATATTGTTACTATTCGAGTCAATTGTGACAATATATGGTAGTTTTACCCCTGTCATTTCACCCATTTCGTCTATATCTTCAAAGCCATCAATCTCTAGATTGCAGTGGACTTCGTAGAGTAAAGATACCTCACCTGTGTCATAACTAGGCTCCATACCTGATAATTCGTTAATTTCCTCTTGAACTTGACTATTTATGTCGCTATCAACGCTTTGAACCTCTACTCTGCGGTAAAAACCTATTGCTTGAAGCTTTTTGACCTCATTTTCAGGCATTTTGACTACATTCGTGATTCTAGGGCATGATTCTAGGTCTGTAGAGAAATAAGGTACGATTAAATCTTCTGGTGCAATAAATTTAGATACTGCACGCCCTAATGACTCATCATAGTATATTTTTTTAAATGCAGAGCCTGCTAAAGGTAAATAAAACAACATTTGGTCTAATTCTTCATCAAACTCTTCCATAACGTGAGTTATTTGATAATTCATAAAGTCTTTGACTCTTTGAGCTTGTTCTTCAACTATAGAATCGTATTTACCTATAACTTGTGTTTTGACTGGACCATTAGAGGGTAAGAGCTCTTTGTAGGCCTGGGCTTGAAAATTTGTTACTGCTTCACCTAGTAGGGGATGTATAACACCAGATGCACCAGCAAAGGGTTCTGATCTTTCTTGATCAAACTTCATACCTAGATATTTAAGTCCGTCTGTATAAGTTTTTTCCCAATCCTCACGTGATGACTTATCTTTCTCAATTCCAGAGGTTAGCTCAATTGCTATACCGTTCAAAATATCTTCATCAAGTGATTCAGCAATATTGCTATTGAAACCAGTATCTATTGGCATGTCCTCCATACCACCTAAAACAGCACTACCGTCCTCTTGCATCTCAAAATCTTCTTGTCCTGCTTCTTCGATTGCTTCGATAGCAACTTGCATGTCTTCAGTTCCTTCGAGGGTGTTTTGGGAGTTAAGTATATTGTTCGGTTCTTTCTCTATTGCCATATTAGTTACTACCTAGAATTTCTGTACGCATTCTGCTTCTTTCTTTTTCAGCTTCTTGATAAGTGTTGTAAGATTTTACTGAACCTGATTCTATCGCAGACTTGTATTTTTTTAATATTTCACTACTGCTTAATTCTTTACCTGTTATGGGATCAAGAGCAGGTAAAATATAATGTGTATTCTCACCAGTACCAACTGTGCTTGTTAGCATAGTCATTCTTTGACCTTTTTCATTTTTAAATACCTTGTCCCCACCTAAAATTTTCTTGTGAAAGTCTTGCAAAAATTTTTTATTAACATCATATCTATTATCTTTTGCAACATTTTCTACTGTCATTAGTAATATGCCCTTTTAACTACAGGTCTAGATTCTTCTAAATAATCGTCATGTAACGAAACTAAACCACCTTCCCTAAATCTCATTAAGGCTTGGGTCATAGTATCACATAAATCGTCATTTTTTCCAAAGGGAAAAGCTGCACACTCCTCTATCATATCTTCGGCAAATTTTTTTTGTGGTGCCCAGACTAGATCAGACTCGAATATAGGTGCGACAGAGTGCATACGGGTAGATTTATCGTGGCCTCTAGTTGGAGAGTAATTTACTACAGGTATGCCTAATCTACGCAGTTCGTGAGTTAGGGGTGTACCAGATGCCTTGGCTTCAATCAGGGTCATATCAGGATCCCAGTATTTATATTCTTCGTAGGCTATACGTTTTAGCTCAGGAAAGTCCCACCTACCTTTTTGTGCATCAAGTAAAATAATAGAATCTGGATCATCAGGGGTTGGATTAAACACACCCCAAGTAGAAATAGCAGAGTAGTCACTATTTTGCTTTTTACTGTAGGCGGTATCGTAACTTTGTATTATGTATTTTACAGGTGGCAAGGAATCATGTTCCCAAACGTTCCACCACTCACGTTTAATAATCGAACCTTCTTCTGCGGTTGGAGTTTGCATCCACTGGGCGTTCCACTTTTGCGTAGGCAAAGATGCTTTTACTTTATTAAGTTCGTCTATATCCCAGAACTCAGGCCACAAAGGATTACCTGTTTCCTCAAAGATAGCAGGAAACTCTACAATATCCCACTGGTCGGCTAATTCTTCTTTCTGAGCCTCTAAGAGCCTTTCTGTTAAATCTAGTGAACTCCACCTAGTCATAACCAATATGATGGCACCACCAGGTTGTAACCTTTGTCTAGGTCCAGAGGTGTACCATTCCCAACAAGCCTCCATAGCTGTTGGACTAAGTGCATCTTGTTCTGAGTGTGGATCGTCAATTATAAGTAAATCCGCACCACGACCTGTTATAGCTCCTCCTACACCAGCGGCGAAGTATTCACCACCTTTATTGGTTTCCCAACGACCAGCAGATTTAGAATCAGCTTGTAGTTCTACTTTACTAAATATTTTTTTATACTCCTCAGTATCCATCATGTTTCTTACTTTACGACCAAATCGTACTGCAAGCTCGCCTGTGTGAGTAGTCTGCATGATTTTACGATTCGGTTGCTTACCCATTATCCAAGCAGGAAAGTAGGTAGAGCAGAACTCGGACTTGGTATGCCTTGGCGGCATGTTTACGATTAACCGTTTACATTCTCCTGAGGCTACCTCTTCTAGTTTCTTTGCAAATATTTTATGGTGACGGCCACAAATAAACTCTGGCCACATGTAATCTATAAAACCTAGGAAGGAATCCTGACATTCTTTTTGTGTATTAATTAAAGAGAGCCTCTCTTTGAGCATTAGGGTTTCACGTATCTCTGAATCAGATAAATGGGAAAAACTAGGATTGGTCATCTGCTACAATTTTATCTATTTTTCTTTCAATTATTTTAACTCTATCTTGTGCAGCCAATCTTTCGGTAGGATCGTAATTTTCAGCAAGCTTCATTTCTTTTTTTCTTTCAATCAAAAGTTTGTCTACTAACTTCTTAGCTTTGGCACTTAATTTTATTTTACCGCCTGGTCCTGCCATACCCATTAATAAATCGCTTACTCCACCGCCTCTTATACCCATACGATCAACAAACTGTTGAGCACCAGGATTGAGCATTTGATACAAGGGCCCACCAAAGGCTTCATTCATTTCAAAGGGAGATATAGGTGATATAGAACCTACGTCAGCCACAGGATTTATAATAGGTAGATCATCACTTACGCTGGGCCCTCCACTAGCTAATTTTGTTTTAGTAGGATCTTTTACTAACTCAATAGTGTCGTTGTCAATAATGTTGTAGGTTGCAGTTGGTTGAATATTTTTAAGATCAGCTATTACTTCAGATTCTAGTTCGTTATCACTTAACTCAAACTCTAAATCATCTGACAATTGATACCTACTATCCACTTCTTCTACTGCATAATATCTTTCAATATCCTCTATATCAACACCTTGATTTTCTGCCATTTCTTCTATTATTTCTTCGACATTGTAGTCATAATCTCTTTCTATCATTTTTTCAACATATCGTTGTTTAGCTTTCTTTGGTATTGATGCAAATACAGCAGGTATATAAGCTTTTACTTTTTCTATAGGTATTTCGTACTCTAGTACATAAGTATTACGAACCAGCTCTCTTTTTTTCAAAGTTCCTTCTTTCAAAGCTTTTTGTTGCAAGAATGTTTTTTCAAATGGATCAGCAATCAAGCTTGGTGGCACATAATCTTCTGTAGCTTCTACAATATTTTTAGTTTTTTCAATTAATCCTTGTCCTACGGCATGATGCGGATCTATTGTAGTGCTAACTATGCCTTTTTCTGGATTAAGTTTTGTTCCGCCACCTTCGCCAATATTAAGGTATCTGTAAACCTTTATATTGCCATTCTTATCAGCAAATTTACGTAAAAAAGCTTGTGAATTTAATGTTAAGCCAGTTACTTCTAAATTTTTAATAAATGGATTTATATCTTCTATATACTCTTGTGATTTATTTTTTTTGCTTAAATCTCCACTTACCCAATTTTTAATATTATCTATATCTTCTGGATTTAAGTCAATTTGATTAAATTTTTGTTCATAAGAATATCCTCTATAATTTTTTTGTGTTTTGGTTAATTTGTCATAATCTATAGGTAAACCTTCTAAGTCATACTTGTTTGTTGGCTGTAATATATTATATGTATCACCTTGAATCCTATACATCTCTTTTTGTATTGGCAAAGACTTGCTTGATTTACCAGCTTTAGCTATACCAGATAATATGCTAGCTACTACAACAGGAGTTTTTAATGCGGCACCAATTCCAGCACCAGCGACAGGTATGCCGTAAGCCGCATCTCCTAAAACACCTAGCCCTTGTAATGGTGCAAATAAATACCTATCTATACCGCCTGCTGCTATATTCTCTTTAATACTCGGCATAGGTTCACCAGCAAATGCTTGTTCTAAAGGCACATCTCTACCAGGAAAAGATGGAAACTGTCCAGCAGCATCTACAACACCAGACCCAGGTGCAAACATACTAGAAACATAAGCAGATTGAGCTGGGGTTAAATTTATTTTATTTGCTAAATCAAAAGCTGTAGAGGTGGGTAAAAATTGAGATAGTGCAAGACTTGCACCAGCTTTACCTATATTAAAATTATTATTTGTATCTAATGGAGAAAATGGCTCTATAGAACCTACTTCTTCAATTGGTTTTACAACAGGTAAATCGTTTGGACCACCTTGAGCAAAAGAATTATTTAGTTTTTTTTTTCTATTACTTTAAAAGCATCAATACGTTTTTTGTTATTTACAAAATCAATATAATCTTCAATAACACCTTTTGAAAATGTTGTAGGTAATTTTCTAAACTGACCTGTTTCATAAATATTAAAAACCGCTGGATCTAGTGCTTTGTATGCTTGTTGTAAATCTCTCCTTGATTTCAAATAATCTTGATTTCTTCTACCTTGAGATAAGTTTGTAACCAAACCAGTAGGATTTACACCAGGGTCTTTTCTTGAAAGTTTAAATAATTCTGCTTGTTTTTGTTCAAGCATTTGTAAATACTCAGATATATAGCTTGGATCTATAGATGTTGATGGGCCACCATTAGCCATCATCATAGGTGAGCCTGCTTTTATTTGGGATATTTGAACATCTATATTATTTATTTCATCTGCTACTGCTTGAGCACGATCAAATTCTTTGTTACGAACCAACATATCGTATTCTGTTATTAGATTATCAATAGAGGTTTGTAATGAAAATATTTGGTTTTCAGGAGATCTATCTTCAAACCTAGGTTCGTTGTCGTCCAACAAAGAGCCTAATCCTAATTGTGGTTGTTGCATTTGAGGTTGTTGCATTTTTTTTGCAAATTGTTGCACCCTGTATTGATCAAATTGTGGCATAGATTTAGATATATCTGTTACTCCTGGCCCACCACCTGCCATCATCATAGGCTCTTGAGGTGCTTGCATTTGACCGCCAAGTAATTGATTAATATCAACACCTAACACTTGGGCGGCTTGTTCAAGCTCGTCTTCACTAATACCGTATTGCTCTAGGAACTGAGCTATCTCTTCTGCGGATAGACCTTGTTGGATCAACATATCAATAAC